GGAGGGACTCCTTACATGAGTGCCCTACGAGGAGCAAAGCGAACAAAACCCAAAACCAAAACGGCGAAAAAGAGTGTGAAAGCTCGCACACCTCGCACGAACGTTAAAAAAGCCATACTGTATAGGAAGTTCGCCAAGAAGTTGAGGGAGGTATACGATGTCAGCAAAGCCTGCAAGGCTATTGGCGTCAGCAGGTCGACAGCGTATAAGTGGCGTAGGCTTGACCCTGAATTTGCAAAGAAGTGGGACGAAGCCTGGGAGAATATAGTAGATGAACTCGAAGCGTCAACGATGCAGCTCGCAATACAAGGAAGCACCAAGCCCGTCTATCAACAAGGGCATTTCGTCGGACACATGCCAGTCCAGTATCCTGTTCTCAGGATATTCATGCTCAAGAAAAACAGTCCTGACAAGTATGATGATAAGCCTTTCGATGTTGCTGTTGGTAATGTTAGTGAGCTTATCGAGCGGATGCAAGTGCTCAAGAAACAGCACGAGGACACGATTCCCTATGTCGCAGAGTCTTGAGCGCATACCAGAAAATCTAATGACGCCTCGGTGGACGCTTCTGCGACCACACCCTATACAGAGTAAACTATGGAGAAGCAAGCTGCGCTTTAGAGTAGTGCCTTCAGGTAGACGCTCAGGAAAAACCGAAATAGCAAAACGCTTTATCGTTCAGAGAGCGATGGAGTTCAGTGCATTCCCGAACGGGCGCTTTGTCTGCGGTGCACCTACGAAAGATCAAGCACGAGAGATATTCTGGGACGACCTGAAAGCTCTGATACCCACATGGTATCTTGCAGGGCGTCCTAATGAGACACGCTTAGAAATCAGACTTATCAACGGGGCAAAAATCCAAGTAGTAGGTCTCGACAAGCCAGAACGTGTTGAAGGCGGCCCGCTCGATGGAATAATCTTAGACGAATACGGCAACATGAAGAAAGACGTATGGGAGAAACATGTACGTCCTGCGCTCGGTACACCAGGTCGATTAGGCTGGGCATGGTTCATTGGCGTCCCTGAAGGGCGTAATCATTATTGGACGACTGCTCGTAAAGCACAACTCGACAAGACAGGTCAATGGGGATTCTTCTGGTGGGAATCAGAGGACATTCTCGATGCCGAAGAGATAGCCTCAGCGAAAGCAGAGCTTGACCCGCTGACGTATGACCAAGAGTATCGTGGGAAGTTCGTGAGCTTTGCAGGTCGTGTCTATTATACATTCGAGCCTGACATTCATGGTGTGCAGCCGCTTGAGTATAACCCGAAGTTGGACTTGACGCTCTGCTTTGACTTCAACATAGCGCCAGGAACTGCGCTTGTCTTGCAAGAGCAGAAGCCAAGAATGTACGACAAAGGTAATCCTGTGCGCAGACTAATAGAAGGCACTGACACGTTCACAGCAGTCATTGACGAAGTGTGGGTCAACAAGAACTCAAACACTCCTCTAATATGCAAAGAACTCATAGACAGATACAGAAACCATCAAGGTGAAGTGTACTGCTACGGAGATCCCTCAGGAGGCGCAGGCGGAACAGCAAAGGTCAAAGGCTCTGATTGGGACCTAATCGAGGACGCTCTCGATGAGACTTTCGGTGATAGGCTCTCGATCGAAGTGGATAAAGGACAGCCACGAGTCAAAGCCAGAATCAATGCAGTCAACTCTCGTCTACGCTCAACAGATGATAGAGTACACATGCTCATTGATCCGAAGTGTGAGCATACTATGGACGACTTAGAGGGCGTCATGTACGCAGGTGAGACAATGCAAATCGACAAGAAGGATTTACAGTTGACGCACTTGAGCGATGCTCTTGGGTATTACATGCACAAAGAGCATAGAGTAGGTGGAGGGGGGGCGCTTACACGACAGCAGCTTTGATACAGTGCAACCGCAATGGGCGGCTGCGAGTTAATGGAGGAAAGAGCTATGATGAAGAACCTCAAAAGTTGGAAGACGACCGCTGTGGGCGTCTTGACTGGGATAGGTCTTATCGTCACTCAGCTAGTCGCTGTGCTTGATGGCGACCCTGCGACAATCTTTGATTACAAAGTTCTGCTCGCAGGTCTCGCAGCGCTCGGCATCGGCTGTCTTGCAAAAGATGGCGATAAGAAGTCAACAGATTTGGGCCTGTAGTAAAAAATACCGCATGGTGCGGTAAGAAAACTTTGGAAGAAGGAGTGTAGTTATGGCGACACCTCATGCAACAGAAGCAGCCGCTTTTCTAGGGGATATGGCTGCGGCGGCAATGCCCCACGGATTACCTGACGATGCTGTACCGTTCAGCGCCGTCAATGCGACAAAGCTCGAAACGACTACTCTGCAGGTTATCAAGGCAGGCGCAGCCAATGTGCGTATGTTCATTACGCAGATTGAAGTGGTGAACTTCACCACGACTGAGGACCAAGTAGTTATGATAGGCGATGAGGATGACGTGTTTATTGCCTGCATTGTTGCTCAGGATGCGGATGCTCTCACGAGTAACCCGATGGTGCACAACTATTTTCCTCCGTTGATAGTCGCTGCTAATAAGGACCTCGAATGCATCGGCCTCTTGGCTGGTGTCGGCGATGTTCATGTTTCTGTCAACGGTTATCTTGGCACATAAGGAAGGGGAAGCAGTATGGCTACTCCACATGCAAGCGAAGAGGCAGCGTTCCTTGAGGAGATTGCTGCAAACATTATGCCTCATGGACTACCGAGCGATGCCACACCGTTCTCCGCTGTCAACGCAGCGGCAATAACCACGACCACTTTGCAAGTCATTAAGGCGGGTGCAGCGGGTGTTCGGATGTTTATCACATCCATTGAAGTCGTCAACCATAAGAACACCGAGGACCAAGTAATCATGGTAGGTGACGAGGACGATGTGTTTATAGCGTGTCTCGTTGCACAAGACGCTGATGCTTTGACAAGTGTTCCGTTGAAGCGTGATTATTACCCTCCCTTGGTTGTTGCTGCGAACAAAGACCTAGAGGGCATTGGTCTGATTGCACTCAAGGGAGATTGTTTCGTCAGCGTTAACGGTTTCTTGGGCACATAGGAGCATTATGCGCTTCCTACGAGGAATAGCGGAATGGTTGGGAGTGCTCCTTAGGGAGTTACTCCCAGCCATTTTCAAAGAGGCGAAGAAACCCACTGAGACAAAACCGGTGGGCGGGGATCCCGACACGATAGATGCTATCAATGGCGACATCGAGGACAGCTTGACGGAGGCAAATATCAATGGCATTTCTGACCAACCATAACCTAAACATTCATGGCACAGTGCAGAAGATAGAGGCTTGTTCTGTGCAGGTGCGGAAGGTTAGGCAGATTTTTGCACATGCACGAAACGAGTTTCCTGTGGTCGAAAATAAGAAGCTACCTTTTAATTGGCTCCTGTTCTTTGTTGTCAGTGAGACAGGTAAAGCAGATTCTTTCGCAATCGAGCTACAGAAGGTGGAGAAAGGGATAGGCCCATGCGAACTCTGAGGATACTAGCGCTCTTACTCTCAGCAATGCTCGCAAGCGGGTGCTGCCTGTTTCGTCCTACTAATATCGTGAAACATCCTGACGCACCAATGCTCATTGGGAGAACTAAAAGAGGATATGCTGAAGTCTCTGTTTACGAGAAAGCAGGCAATCGGCTAATCGTCTTTGGATGGATACGCATATCTGAGGCACACGGCTGGACGCTTCAGAAGTTTGATTGGGAAGCACATCTTGCTAAACAAGCAAGAGAACGTGAACTTCAACCTGAGTAAAGGAGATAGTTATGACCTTGGAAGTTGGTAACGTAAGAGTAAAAAACAGAAGTGAACTCGTGACAGGTGGTGTTACAGGAGAGGGCGGCGTCATTCCTCAGTTTCAGAGAGTGACAGATAGAGAAGTCCTCTTCACAGGTGCCGAAGTTCTTGAGAGCGATGGCTCTGGCTTGAGAGTGATTGACCCTATCGCTCACGTTATGACTGCTACCCCGGCCAATGTGGAGGTGACTGACATCTTCACACTCTTAGTTGGCGGTGTTGCAGTGGCTGTGTTTGTTGCGACAGGCGCAACTGTCAAGAATGTGGTTGAAGGTCTGCAAGCAGCCTGGGAAGCCAACAAGGCAAACGTGCCCGGTGCTGAGGATATCACTGCGACAGAAAACGACCTTGTGGTTACTTTGACCCACGATATTGCTGGTGTCCCTTTCATTGTGACCGCCACTGCGGTAGAAGATACTGGTGGAAATGATACGCAAACTCTCACGATGGCGGACCTTGCTCAGAATGATACTGGACCTGAGATAGTTCTTGACTTGAATCATGTACTCGGTGAAACGAGTATCGAGTTCGACAAGGTGGACGGAACGCATGGTAAAGTCCGCTGTGGGATTGAGAAGCTCTTGACTGTTCCGCTCGACTTGAGCCGCTTCACTGCGCCGGATTTGCTTGAGGCAGTATTCAGTATCCCGAACATTGCAGACGTTGATACTGTTGAGGTACGCATTGGGACGGATAGCGCAAACTACAACGAGTGGTGGATAGAGGATGGCAGTCTGACAGGGGCCATCTGGGAACTGATGAGCGTTGCGCTCAATACTTGTGAAATGACTGTAGTTGGGAACGGCTGGGACCCATCGAGAGTTGTGTATGTGGCTTTCGTTGTTGAGTTCGATGCTCAAGACGATGCTCTCGCTGATATCCTACTCGACTACATCTTGGTCAGGAACGCCTAATACAAGTGGAAAAGGGATAGGACAATACCATGCCAACAGGTGCAGACAATACGCTCGACGTTGTTGATGCAAGGTCAACTGGGTATAAATCTATGGAGCCCAGATGGGGCCTGTTGCATACGCTACTCGGCGGCACTGAAGCAATGCGAGCAGCGGGCTCAACCTACCTCCCTCAGGAAGAGAAGGAACAACCAGACCGTTTCGGTCGTAGACTCAACAGGAGCTATCTGCATCCTGCGTACTCGAATACTGTAAAGAAGATTGCGGCAAAGCCGTTTATTAAACCTGTCACGACACAAGGAGAGCTGCCTGACCCACTCGCTGAGTTATTGGAAGATGTGAACGGAGAAGGTCAGACACTAACCGCCTTCGCTCGTGAGGCATTTGAGATTGGCGTAAAGTATGGGCTCTTTCACATACTCGTTGACTACTCAAAAGTCCCAGAAGGTTTGACACTCGAAGATGAGAGGAAAGCAGGCTACAGAGCACGGCTCTTGCTCGTGTCTCCTGTCGATCTAATCGGATGGGGGGTAGAGAACAAAGATGGGAGCAAGTCTCTCGTGCAAGTGCGCATTAAAGAGACACAAATCCAATCTACCGGCACATACTTAGATAAAGAGGTTGAGTATGTGCGAGTATACACGCCTACAACTTGGGAACTGCATGAGAAAATCACGAAGGACGGTGCTGAGAGTTACGTTAATGTCGAAAACGGTGAACACTCTTTTGGCTCGATCCCTCTCGTGACGTGCTACTTGACAAAAGATGGGTTTATGACTGCGCAGCCTCCTCTTGATGAGCTTGCATACAAAAACCTAGAGCATTGGCAAGTGTACTCAGACCAGAGTAATCTCATCAGCTATGCACGTCGAGCAACCCTCTTTGCAACAGGCTGGTCAAAGACTGAGCGCAAGGCGGGTATCGTTCTCAGTCCTGGCGAATTTATTGCAGTAGGTGCAGACAAGAACACAGCGGACTTGAAGTTTGTCGAACACTCAGGGAAAGCGATAGACGCTGGGCGTCAACACCTCGAGGATATCGAAACGACTATGATTGTCTTAGGCTTGCAGCCTTTTGTAACGCATCGTCAAGGTAAAGGAACAAAGACTGCAACTGAAGCAGAGATTGATGAGTCTCGAACTCAATCAGAAGCGCAGTATTGGGTGGCAATGGTTGAGATAGCTATAGAGGATGCTATCGGCTTAGCAGCGCAGTGGTACAAAGTCGAAGTGCCCGACGATTTCAGCGTGGACATCTTCCAAGACTTTACTGCTATCTCTCGCTCTGCTGCATACGCTGACGCACTTCTGAAGGCGAGAGAGAAGCGAGAAATTTCGCATAGAACATACCTACGAGAGATTAAACGTATGGGGATGATTAGCGACACAATCGACATCGAAGAGGAAATCCTAGAGCTACAAAAAGAAGAGCTTGCTGCTCTCACTGCATTGACAAAAGAGGAAGAGGAAGAAACTCCCCCAACTACTCCAACTGGAGAAGAAGGAGAAGAGTAATGGCAATGGCTAAAAGTGACGCTCAGTGGCGAGCCGAAGGCGATGCAGAAACACTCGGCAGAGCAGAGGAAATCAAGTCAGATAGACCAAGACTTGGTAAAGCGAAGGTGGCGGCAACTCGTCTAGCAAAGGAGAAGCTAGAAGATGCGCAAAACATCCAAAAGGTTGCTTCTGCAAAGCCGACAGTCACGAACAACCCGCCGCCGAAGGCTGCTCCGAGAAAGAGACCAGGCCCGACAGGCGCAAGCAAACTCATCGGGCAAACCTGGTAACGAGAAGGGTAACACATGAGCGAAGAGGCTCACACATTACAGGCAAAGCTCATACGCCTAAAGCAAGAGGGAAGTGAGTGGGTGCGGTTCAAGTCTGTCAAAATGCAGACGTACCGCAACTACCTCTTAATACGTTTGCCTCAGCGAGAGAACGCCAAAGTCCTTGAAGTCGACCTACAGGTCGCAGTCAAGCAAGTATCTATACCTGAGGACAGATTACGGTGGCAGGGCGCTGAGATTGACGATGTTGAAGTCGTTATGACGAGAAGGACAGTTGATGGCGAAGATTCGAACATTACTTGAAGCTGATATAGCTTCTCGTGTGCAGACAGTCAACGAGGAAATCCTTGACAGGTCTATCCGTCACGCTCACGCTATCGAAGGCTACTCAGTGCGAGAAGTCAACAAGATGGTGCGATATATGAACGCTCGCATATTCCCCGACCTACTCGCAAAGGTAAAGGCTCGTCTTGTGCAGATAGAGGAGCGTGGGTATGATTTAGGCCCGTTAACGACAAGACGTTTGATACAAACAACAGCAGCAGTGAAGAAAGCTCTCCAGACAGGGTTGCAGTTCGCAGGTAAACAACTGCGCAGCGACTTAGAAGCGCTTGCGTTAACGGAAGTCGAATACCAAAAAGCAATGCTCGGGAGAGCAATGTCTCCATATATCGAAGTCACATTTAATTCTCCCTCAGTTGTGACACTCCATCAGGCTATCACCAAAAACCCAATGCGAGGTGAGGTTATGTCAAAATGGTGGGACGGTCTAAACCGTTCTGCACAATCTGAGATAACCAAACAGATGCGGATTGGCATAGCTGAAGGTGAGAGCATTCCTGATATAGTGAAACGAATAGAAGGCACGAAAGCTGCTCGATACGCAGATGGTGCGTTTGGCAAAATACGCAGAAACGTAACAGCAGTTACGAGAACAGCAGTCAATCATACAGTCACACAAGCGAGGGAAGCGACCTATGCTGCAAATGCAGACGTAATCAAAGGCGTACGGTATATTGCTGCTCTCGATGATAAAACAACCATGATTTGTATGGACTTGGATGGGCAAGTATTTCCGATATACGAAGGGCCTCGTCCTCCTCAACATTTTCAATGTCGATCGACAACAGGCCCTGTCACAAAGAGTTATAAAGAGCTTGGCATTCCATTGCAAGAGATTCCTCCCGGTAAACGTTGGACAATGACTGGAGAAGTACCTGCAAAGCAAACATATAATGAATGGATAAAAAATCAGCCAAAGAAGGTGCAAGACGAA